AACAGATTGATACTGAGCGGAAGATTAAGCAGAAATTTACCAATACTAGCAATGCGGGTAAGTTTATTTTAGCGTTTAACGACAATAAAGAAAACGCAGCTACTATTGAGACATTACAACTAGGAGAGGCGCATCAGCAGTATAGCTTTCTAAGCGAAGAGAGTACACGTAAGATAATGGTAGGCCATCGCGTAACATCTCCTATGCTATTAGGAATTAAAGATAATACAGGCTTAGGGAACAATGCGGAAGAGTTAGAAACAGCTCAAGAGCTTTTTGATACGACTGTGCTAAAGCCTTTTAGAATTGAACTAATAGAATCTTTTAAAAGAATTTTAGCTTATAATAAGATAAGCCTAGATATATATTTTAGACCTCTGAGTAAAGGAGATGTTAATGACATTAATAGCATTTCTCAAGATGAAGTAACTAAAAGTGAAGTAAGCTACAATGGAGCGCAAATATCTAGTGCTTTAGATATTATAGCTAAAGTGAAAGAGGGGATACTTACCGAAAAGCAAGCTAAGGTATTCTTAATTCAATTTCTAAACCTAGACCCAAAAATCACAGATCGCCTTTTTTCCGAAAACGAAGATATAGATGTACAAGAAATAGCGGAGACAGCCCTAAGCGATGACCGACCATTTCTTAAAGATGAAATAGCTAATGGGATTATCGCAGAATTAGAAGAATTAGGGGAGTTAGAATCCGACTTGCTTAACGATTATGAGATGATCGAAAGTGAGGATGCAGAAGACGAGCCAGAAGAGTTTAATGCGGAAAGCTATTTAAATAGCCGTGAGGACTTCGCAGCGCAGCAAGATAGCGAGCAAGACACCGAGCGGTATAAAGTGCGGTACGTTTACCAAAAAGGTACAAGAAAGCAACCTAAAGGAGAAACCCGTCCATTATGTAATGCGTTAATAAATGCAGGACGAGTATATCGTAAGGAAGATATCCAAAAACTATCAAGCAAAGGAGGCGCGGAAGCTAAAGGACAATCCTATTCCGTGTGGAAGTATAAAGGCGGGGCTAATTGTTACCATAGATGGGAGCGAAGAGTGTACCGAAAGAAGCTAAATAAAGCTGGGGAGCCTTGGGGCGGTGGTGCATTGAACGGAACGCAAAAAGTAAGTGTCAACCAAGCTATCAGACAAGGCTTTAAAATGCCGCAAAACCCAAAGGAAGTAGCTATTGCTCCAATTACAACACCAACTAAAGGATATAAGAAGTAATGGCAAAGGCTCTATTTATATCAAGAAACGACTTAGTAAGCAAGACACCTTTAGGAGGTAATGTAGATGCGGATAAGTTTATGCAGTTCGTAGAGATTGCGCAGGAAACGCATATCCAAAACTATTTAGGAACCAAGCTATACGATAAGATTAGCACGGATATTTTAGCAAGTAGTTTATCCGGCAACTATTTAACTTTAGTAACGAGCTATGTTAAACCTATGCTTATTCATTACGCAATGAGTGAGTATCTTCCGTTTGCCGCTTACACGGTTGCCAATGGGGGTATATTTAAACATCGCAGCGAAAACAGCGAGGCCGCTAGTAAGGAAGAAATAGACTTCATGTCGAATAAAGAGCGACAAATAGCAAAACATTATACCGATCGTTTCTTATCGTATATGAGTTTTAACGCTAGTACAATGTTTCCAGAGTATTACACCAATAGTAATGACGATGTAAACCCAAGTAGAGATAAAAATTTAACCTCATGGGTATTGTAAAGCGAGATCCAAAAAAGGCGAACATAGAGAAATTAAGAACCTACTTAAAAAAACAAGAAGATGGCAAAAAAGAAACTAAAAAAGACACCGTTCAAAGCAAGTGATAAAGAGTACTTCATGCCTAATACTAATAAGCAAGGATGGGGACAAATACAAGGGCAAACTACTGAGGTGGTAAAGTCCGAGGATAACGGAGTAAGAACGACTATAAGAACTGGTATTAATGCCTGATAATACTATTGACTGGGGGCAAGGTTCTGCTAATAATGATATTGGTTGGGGTAAAGGTCCTATCAATAATGATTTAAGTTGGGGCATGATTGGCGAGGATAGTTACGGGCATGATGAAACTAACCTTATGGGGGGTGGAGCTTCATTTATTGACACTTTCGGACAACCCGCACTAGGTTTAAGCCTTAGAGATTTACTAGGTACCGACCCTAATGTAGTAAGAGTTCGAAGGGATAATGATGACGCAGAATTAGATTTCAAATCATCGGAAGTTTCAGACGGTACCCTAGCCAGTTGGGTGGGCCTAGGTAATAACGGTTTTGTAAAAAGAATTTATGATCAAAGTGGAAATGACAATGATGCAACTTCTTTTGACCCGGTAAAACAGCCTAAAATATATGATAGTGTAACTGGTATAATCTTAGAAAATGGCAAGCCAGCAATTGCTTTTGCTGGGGAAGAGAATCTAATGGAGATAGGGTCTGGAACACTAGATTTTGCAACATCTTTTCACATTTTTTACACTATTAATATGTCTGCTACTGGACTTATTTTGCAAAAAAATGGTGGTTTAGATTATTTATTTCTTGCTGGAGCTTATACAAGAACGCAAATAGATGGAGTAAACTCAAATAGTGATACTACTGAGGACAGATTAGGCACTCAAATAATTTACGAATCTGCGAGAGACGCGAGTAATAATATGCATCCATTTGTTAACCAAAACGAATTAGCACCAACGCCTTCTTCGTTAACTGGAACTTTTACAGTCGAATGGATTAAGACAAATCAACCAGCAAATTTTCAAGAACTTATAGTTTACCCTGAATACAAAGAAGGTACTAGAGCTTTAATAGCAAATAATATAAACAACTACTATGAAATATTCCCATCAACATCTGCTAGTATAAGTGGTTTACCAACAGTAGATGGGGCTGGGGCTGTAGGGTCTACTCTTACAGCTAATGAAGCTACAACAACAGGCCTTCCAGTACCAACAACAACTTGGCAATGGCAAATTAGCAGCAATGGTATTGACGGATGGTCGGATATATTAGGAGAAACAAGTGCTACCTATAGCGTAGCAGATGGAGATACAAATAAATATTTAAGAGTTACACAAACCTCAACCAATATTATTGGGTCGGATTCTGCTACTAGCGAAGTAATAAAAGTAAGTACTAGTAGTTCATTTGTTGGAGTTTTTGGTGTAATGACTATGGGTTTGAGCTTAGATGATTTACTAGGTAATAATCCAAATGTATTACGAGTTAGAAGGTCAAACGATGACAGTGAAGCTGATTTTAAGGCATCTGAAATTTTAGATGGAACTTTAACCTCTTGGGTTGGAGCTGGAAATGACGGAGCAGTACGAACTTGGTACAACCAAGGAAGCGGGTCAGATGCAAACCAAACCACAGCAACCTTACAGCCATTAATTGTAGATACTGGAGTACTTTACACAGAGAACGGACTACCTGCTCTTAAATTTAACGCTACTACTCAGAAGCTAGACTTAGCAAGTACAATCACTTTAACGGATGAGTTTTACTTACTATCAATTTTCAATATTGCAGGAACTAATGCCTATGGTTTATTAGGTGGTTCAAACGCTAACGATGATGCTATTTTAATTTTCAATGGTTTAACTAGGTTTAAAATAGATGGCAGCAATAATCAAACATTTGGTACTAATCCTTCTGGGGTGCAGTATTTATTCGATTGGCAAAGAGATGGTAGTGATAACCTAAATGTAACTAACAATAATTCCGCTTATGGTTCTACCGTATCGGGTGCATCGGGTGTATTTTCATTAAATACAATTGGAACCAATATCGGAGTTAATTCAATTGATGGGGCTTTGCAGAGCATTATTGCCTTTGATTCGGATAAGTCGGCAGAAGCCGCAGATATTAGAGCTAACAGAAACGAATACTATTCAATCTACTAATATGAAGTACTACGTTTTTACTACAGAACAAACCGCTTTAGATTATGATATTGAAGCAACCGCAAAGCATAAATTTGTAACTACTAAGAACTGGTCAACACCAATTAAACACCCTACCTTAAACAAGTGGGCGGTAGCGGTTAGTCCTAAGTATATTATCGAGGGTAAAACTTCGCAAGTATTAACTAATTCATGGTTTGCTGAATGATTTATTACATTGCTATATTATCTTTTTTATTCGCTGGATTTCGCGAACTATCCGAACACGCCAAAGAAGGCAATTTTAAAGGAATGTCCCATTGGTGGAATACACCTAAGAGTTGGATTAATAAACACGAATGGGTCGGTAAATTACCTAAATGGGTATTTGGTTCCGTGATGGTTTGGGTGACTGATGCGGAGCATTTTTTCCAGTTCCTTAGCTTACTTTCCGTAGTCGCTTTATTAACTTTGATACATCCCTGGTTTGGATTAGCCTTTTACTTAGGCGCGCAGTTTTTCGGATTTGTGAAATCATTTACTAACTTGAGATAATGACGGACTTACTAACTAGACTAGAAAAGAATTTTATCCTCCGCGAGTTTATCATTTCGGACTTTTATTCAACCGATATGCAAGATCGCATATTGGAGGCCTTCCGATTAGAAGAGGATGAGATATTACCACGCATTAAGAAGCTAGCTAAGAACCTTCAAGTGTTACGGGATTACTTGGGTTCACCTATCAACATAAACATTGCCTACCGTCCGTTATTTTGGGAACTAAAACAGAAACGTTCTGGTAAGTCGCAACACGTTAAAGGATGGGCAGCGGATATTGTTTCCGATGACTTTAGCCCGAAAGAAGTTTACGATGCTATTTCTAATTTGATAGCCATAGGGAAAATGGATGAGGGCGGATTAGGGTCTTATTCAAACTTTACGCACGTGGATACCAGGGGAATTAAAGCAAGGTGGTAAGGATGAAAGTAGATTTAGATCAAATAAAAATTTGGAGCGTGAATTTGACTGCGTTGGTAATAGAATTGACAGACCTATTTGGGGCAGTTATTGGATTTGTAGGCGCAACGGCCGCAACTGGATATACTTTGCATAAATGGTACATACTAATAAAACAACAAAGAAAGAATGGGAGGTTGGGCTAGTTGGTTATTAGGTAAGGGCGATAAAGGCATTGTAGAGCAAGTTGCCGACGGGGTTGGACAGTTCATACATACTGGGCAAGAGAAGGCCGAAGAAAAGGCAGAATTTGAACGGGAGATAACAAAGCGATGGGTAGCGGATAGTGAAGCACCTATTACAAGGCTTACAAGGCCGTTTCTAGTCCTATTTGTTACGTTGGCGGTATTCATATTCGGAGCGTTAGATAGTTCCTTAGAAGGCTTTACAATAAGCGAAGGGTACTTAGAGATGTATAAGGAGGTTTGGATAGTCATGATAATAAGTTACTTTGGATCTAGAGGGCTTGAAAAGATAAAAGCTAAAAAGTAGGAAACTATATTACATTTGCGTATTCTCAGGGTTGTGGTGATCCGGGTGTTTGGTTGAGAACCGTTACTAGAAATAGTAGCGGTTTTTTTGTTTCTATGCTTTAATCTAAAATTATTGTTTTATATTTGCGTATAATTTAAAGCCAAAATAATGCGCGACACCACAAAGCAAAGGGCTATTTACGAAAGCCTTGACACCGTTACAAAGATGCTGACGGACTTAAACCGACTTTACCTCCGTAGGATTCAAATCCTAGAAAAGCTAGAAGAAGGACATCACCAAGAAGCCGAAAACCTTCGAGCATTGGAACAATTAGAGGATCATATTCTAATGCTAGACATCGACATCCCGCAACAATTAATCACTTTAAACCGAAACAAGAAATGAGTACGGACAAAAGACAATTAGCTTTAGTAAAGGAAAGCGATCTATCCATGGTAGAAAGTAATTCCTTAAACGCTAACCAATTAAAACACCTCCTAAAATCTACGCCTGCGCAATACGTTAAACAAAGACCCGCTAAAGGTGGCGGAACCTGGAACTATGTTAGTGGGGGATATGTGAAGAAGGTCCTTAATCTAATGTTTGGTTGGGATTGGGACTTTGAAATAGTGGAAGAAAAGATACTAATCGAGGCCAAGGAGATAGTAGTTAAAGGCCGATTAACTTGTCGGACTAATGGACGTACTATCGTTAAAATGCAATACGGTAACAAGGATATTATCTTCCGAAAAGGTACTGATATTCCTTTATCGGTTGGTAACGATTTAAAGTCGGCCGCTACGGATGCCTTAAAAAAGTGCGCATCCGAAATAGGTATTGCCGCAGATATTTACAATGCTGAAGAGTTTAGACCTATTGCCGTACAAGATGAACTATCGGAACTTAAAGAGTTATTCGAGTGGGTTGGATCGGATATTGATTTCCGACTAAAACAGCAAATACAAAATGTAATTGACACCAAAGAAAAGGCAAGTTATGCCAAGTGTATTAACGCTTTAAAAGATATGCAAAATGAGCAGTAGAGTAGGAAACTTTAGCAGCTCCGAGATTCACAAGCTAATGAGTAAAGCCGCTGGAACTTGGAATTTAGAAAAGCCCGGTAAACCTTTTTTTACGTACGTCCGTGATAAGGTTTGGGAAACAAGATTAGGCCGATCATTAACTCAACGCCAAAATAGTAGGATAACTACTTGGGGGCTATTTGTGGAAAAGATAGTTTTTGATAAGCTAGGAATGGACTACAAGCTAGAAAGCCGTACAAGGTATGCGCATCCTGAGATTGAAAGATGGACGGGAATGCCTGACGTAATAACGAGAGATGGTTCTAAAGTAGGGGATATTAAATGTCCGTGGACCTTGTTAAGTTTCTGCGAAATGGCTGATGCTATGGCGGAAGGTTGGGAAGAGTTGAAAAAGACTAAACCAGAGTATTACTGGCAGTTAGTTAGTAGTTCCGTTTTAACGGGTGCTAAGTATGCAGAGCTTATTGTTTATGTTCCGTATAAGTCCGAGTTACAAGAGATTAAAGACGCGGCAAATAATCACGCATGGGACGGAACGCTATCCGAAAATGATGTGCAGTTTATCAACTACGCAACGGACGAAGAATTGCCATATTTGAAAGGGGGGAAAGCATATCCAAACTTAATCAGTTTAGAGTTTGAAGTACCCCAAGAAGATAAAGATTTACTAACCGCCCGCGTTAAGTTAGCCGTGGCAGAACTTGAAAAACAACTATGAAAAAGAATATATTTTTTGAAGTCGTTTGGCGAATAGCTTTGCTTTTCACTATTCCAATGCTATTAACATTTATCACTGATGAATTGCGAGGGTTTTTTGGAGATATTTATAGACCTGATAAATTTAACGGAATGATAGATAAAGATTGGATTTGGGGATCAAGGCACTTTTGGTTTGCTTGGGGATCTTTCTTTATTTGGGTGGCAGCTATTGTAAACTCTATCTATTCTCTGATGCATATGGTAGAAGAAAATGAAATAAACAAAAACAACAAATGAAAAACCCAATCTTAGACGCGGCTTTATCCGTCGCAGCTGACCATTACAAGGTCACACAGAAACACATGAAGGAAACATTAACCGCTGGAAAAGGGAATAAGCATGAGAGCGTAATACTTGCCCGTGGTGCGTACATCTACATTGCTAATATGTATGGCATTGCTAGTGGAGTTTCCGCGGACTACATAGGCTTAAACCGAGGGAACGCAACAACGAACCGCCAAAGGTTTGAAAAGGAAATGAAGCCTAAAGAACAATTAAGTCTATTTGACAAAGTGGGGAAACGAATTCAATTAAAAACCAAATGACGGAACTAGAACAACTTCAAGCAGAACTAAGCCAGTTAAACAGGCAATACATAGAAGCGGACTGCGAAACGCACCGCGACGTAATCGCTTATGCCGTGGTAAACATTGATAAAAAGATAAAGGAACTCAAAGAACAATTGAAATGAAAGCAACAGAATTAAGACTTGGCAACTATGTCGATTTATTTGGCAAACTTGCATATATCACCAAAAGCGATTTTAGCGAAACTGATTATGGTATTGCTATTGAAAGCGGTAAACCTATACCAATAACCGAGGAATGGCTTGTTAAGCTTGGCTTTAAGAGAAAGGAAAAAATAGTAAATGAAGATGTTTATATAAAAGGTTCTTTAGGTATTTTCCCTGATTATCATATAGTTGTTTATTATGTAGAAACTTGCAAGGATGGAAGTCACACAATACCTATCACCTTAAAATATGTACACCAACTCCAAAACCTATACTTCGCTTTAACGGGTGAAGAACTAGAATTAAACACCGAAACGAAATGAGCGAACCAAAATACACCCACATAACCAGAGATGGAAGATTTGAGGCGAGAATAATTGAAAACATAAACACCCTAAAGGATACTTTCCCTATTAAGGTAGTTTTAAAGCCTCATAACGGAGCAACTTTCCATACCTATTATAAGGAAAACATGAAATTCCATTTAGACGAAACCCGATCAGATATGGATTTATTTCCTATCCAAGAATACAAGACTAAGAAAACAAAGCGCGGCCTAATCGGATTAGGACTTTCCTGCATCCCTTTGCTTTATTCAATCATTTTCCTAATAGCGTGGGAAAACGGGGACTACCGAAAGGCATTTGACCTAGAGTATATTGCAGCTTTTTATACGGTAATTATTGCCGCTACCATTGTTATCATTTCCGCGATAACCGCATTTTATTATCTAATTTTAAAACCCAAAGTAAACAGATGGAAGTAAAAGGAACCATTAAAGTAATTTTCAATACGGTGCAAGTATCGGAAAAGTTCAAGAAGAGAGATGTTGTAATTACCACAAGTGAGCAATATCCTCAGCAAATAAGCATTCAATTCGTGCAAGATAAAACCAGTATTTTAGACAAGTACAAAGTTGGGCAATCCGTAACGGTTGGGATTAATATCCAAGGCAGGGAATGGACAAGTCCCCAAGGCGAGGTGAAGTACTTTAACACAATCAACGGATGGCGTATCGACGTGGAACAAGCGCAAGCACCGCAGCAAGCACCGCCCGCGCAACCGCAAACAACGCCATTAGCACCGCTTGCGGATGACGATGACGGATTTGTATTTTAATGCAAGTCAAACCTAAGAAGTGCAGGAACTGCAAACAGACCTTTACCCCTAAGCGATCTAGCTTAGAGGTGGTCTGTTCCCTTCCTTGCGCGTTGGTAGTAGCTAAAAAGAAAGAGGCTGCAAAATGGAAAAAAGAAAAGGCGAAAAGAAAGGAGGATTTAATGACACATAAAGACTATGTGCAAAAATTGCAGCCGATATTCAATAAGTTTATCCGGGTAAGGGATAAAAACCAACCTTGTATTAGTTGCGAAAGTCCTTTGCCTAAAAAATACGATGCAGGCCATTGTTTCCCCGCTGGACATTATGCAAACCTAAGATTCAACGAGAATAATTGCCATGCACAGTGTATAGTTTGCAACCAACATAAACACGGCAACCAGTCCGAATACTTGTTACGATTACCTAAGCGCATTGGAGATGTTAAATACGAACGTTTACTAGTTCAAAGGCATGAGAATACCAAACTAACAATTAACGAGCTTAAAACGCTTATAATTAAGTACAGAGAAAAAACTAAAATATTAGAAGGAAATGAAGGTACACGAACTAATTGAACAGCTGAAACAATATCCGCCCGATTTACCCGTCGTTAAGATTAATCTGCTCATTGACGACGACGAAACGGAAACGCTAGATGACAACGACCTTGAAATAGTCCAGGCGATAAACCAAGCGCATGAACCTCAACCCGTTTTAATGCTGACTTTTGGGCATTACGTGAAATAAATTGCAAAAATATTGTGCTTTGTAGTTTGAATGTAAAATAATTATTTTACATTTGCCCTATCAATAACACTAAAGAACACCACATGACAACTAAAATAAAATCTACAGAGCTAACCGAGGGAACAAAATTTTATATTTTTACCGAACAATCCCTATTAGACTTATACACCGCCAAAGGAATCGACGTAAACGCCCCAGAGGTTAACGAATACGGAACTTGGCCTTCTGAAGCTGATAAAAAAGCAGGCCGCGAAAACGAAATACGTTCGGAAAACAGCAGAACCCTTTTAAAAAAATTCGGTCTAGTTGTAACCTTCCAAGGCTTCGAAGGCGAACGATTAAAAGAAGATACTAGCCGTAAAGGAAGCACCAGAGTAGGCTTAGTATTAAGAACTGACAAGGGCGACTTTATCGCTAACAAAAACCAAAAGTATTATATAGCTTAACATTTAAAAATAAAAAGACCTTCTCGAAAGAGAGGGTTTTTTAAAACCCAATCAAATAAGCAAACCCGCACCCGCAAAGGGAAACGCACCAAAACACATTTTATAAACCAAAATTCATCAAATAACATGAGAAAATTTAAAGCAGGGCAAACCTATAAGACCCGAAACGGATCAATAGCGAGGATATACGCTACGGATGGAATCCAAGGATATGAGATTCACGGAGCAATCCAAAACGAAAAGAAATTTTGGGATGCTACAACTTGGAATCTTGAAGGAGGTTATAACGGGATTAAAGATTCCGCTTGGGACTTAATGCCCGAAATAGAATACTGGTATATGCTAGTTTACATACATCACACGGTTAAAAAAGAATGTAGCTTATTATTTAATTCCGACGAAGAACGCCAAGAGTGGATAGATAAGTCATCAACATTTAAGATCGTAAAAACCTTTGAAGTAGAAAAGCCATGAGTAAATTAAAAGAAGGTTATATCAGATACTCAAACGAAGAACAACGCAAGGCCGCTATTATGCAGGCTGAAAGTTTAGGGTATAAAGAGTGGGAAAAAAACAGAAAATACCAAAAACCCTCAGATAATTGTATTGTATTCCGCGGTATTGATGGTGAATGGAATGATGAATTATGTACAGAGATTACTGAGGCTGACTTTTACGAAATCCCACTAGACGCTAAAGAGTACGATAAGGCATTAGAGTCAAATCAATATTCAACAATGAACCCAAACGGACACGACTTTGAAGCGACTAAGGATGTTCCGTTAATTACAGTTCCAACCGTTGCCACATTTTTCAATATTGACCCTGACAAGTACACTAAAACAGAATCCGAGGACGGAACTATTGTTCTTAAACCTAAGAAGAAGGTTAAGATTTGGATATGCTCATTTTTAAATGAATATAGAGACATTGAAATTTTAAAAAGTTCTAATGAGAATCATTACACCTTATTGTTAGAGAGTAAACAAAAAATGAACTGGACTTTATTAGAAACCATCGAACGAGAATACGAGATATGACCAACACGGATAAACAAGCCCTACTATTTAAGCTTAAAAAGGATAAGGAAACTAGCGAGCAAGCTATTACTTTTTACATGGATCAAGAAGTCATAGCAGTACGGCAGATATTTGTGGACTATGTTACTAAAGGAGTACATCCTGAGCAAGCCGCAATAAACGCAAAGGAATCAATCGGAGTACTATTTGAAAGTGATATTAAAATAATAACGAAAACGATAGACTCCATTGAGCAACATATTGAAGAACTCGAAGCGGGTTCATAAGTATTTTGTATATTTGCCTCAGTTGCCTCTCGACATTATAGCAACGCAAAGAATTAATATAAAGCCTATAAGGAAACGGAAGTCGAGAGCCGTGGAATTATAGGCTTTTTTAGTACAATAACATGAGACAATTAGAATTATCATTTACAGGCCGAGGCCAAGTAAGAGGGTTTAAGTTTACCCAGATTAAAAAAACGCAATTCGCATATATCTACAAAGTAGAGCATTTAGGGCGGGTTTGGTATGAAGTGTTTAAACACAAAGAGAACACGCAATATAATGTAGTTAGTTATCCTTCAAACAAGGCTTTTGGTATTTGGGCATGGACTACACCCGACAAAGAAACGGCATTTGATAGGTTAAATGAAATTGACCTAAAAGGGTTTTCTAATGAGCTGGATTAAATTACATCGTAAAATATATGCTCATTGGATATTTAAGGATGCTGAAAGGTTGCGTGCATGGATCATAATTTTAGGTCACGTAAACTTTAAAGAAGAAAAGGTAGCTTTAGG